AGAGCTTCGTGCAGCAGACCTATGTCAACGACACCTACTCGATTGAGAGTGCGCGGCAGGATGTCATCAGGCTCCGGAACTACCCGGTCTTTCCCGCGTCAGATGGCATCCACATCACCAGCTTCCAGTGGCGCGCCGGCACTCCTAGCTACCCAGCCTGGACGGACTTCATCGCCGATTGGTACGAGCTGATAGACCCGCGCACCGACCCGGTGTCAGGCCAGATTTGGTATCCGTCCGGTATGATCCGCATCTACGGCGCGGTGCCGCAGCTTTACAACAACATGATCCGTGCCAGTTACACCGGGGGCTACCCGGTCAATTGGAATAACCCGGAAGACCACAACACGCACTGGCTGCCGGGAGACATCACGAACGTCTGCGAAAACTTGGTCGTTCGCCGGTTCAAGCGCCGCAACCTGGCCGGCAAAAGCGCCGAGACGCTTTCAGGAACGACCGAGAGCTGGCGCAACACGCTCGATCAGGAAGACTTGGACGTATTGGGGCAGTATCGGGATATTCACTTTTGATTTATGAACTTCAATATTCAAATAGCCGGACTGAGTAATCTTCTTGTCAAACTGGTGGAAGCTCCGTCAACCGCTGCCCCAATCTTGCAGCGGGCGCTTTCAGCTTCTCAGGCTGTCCTGGCCAACCATACGACCCGTGACACCGTGCCGTGGAAGACCGGATTTCTGATGCAGTCGTTCCGAGGTGAGTTGACCACCGGGATGCTGCGCTGGTTTCCAACCGCGTCGTACGCCCGTTTTGTCGAGTACGGCACTGCGCCGCACATTATTCGTCCCAAGAATGCCCAAGCGCTTTATTGGGACGGGGCTCAACACCCTGTGAAGCTTGTGCATCATCCGGGAACTAAGGCCAATCCATTCATTGAAAGAATAATCGCCGCCTCGCAGGACGAGATTGACCAAACCTTCCTAACCGCGCTTCAGCAGATTATCAGTCAAATAGCTGCCATCTAAAATGCCTACAGCCTTGGCTAATCCCGTTAAAGTCCAACTGCTTGTTAATCTTCAGGCGCTTGTTGCCGCTGGCGTTCTCGGCTCAATCATCTCGATCGACCGCAGCGAAGACCCGCTGAAGACCGAACCAACCAACGGCTACCCCCTTGCCATCGTGGGAATGCCCTCTACAGCCTCAGATTACGAGGATCAGGCTTTTAACAAGCGCACCTACGCTTGGCATATCTTGTTCGTCGTGAAACCTTCGGAATTGAGAAATCCCGATACCGACGTAGAGGATTTGATGGACGCTGTTCTCAACCAGTTCGATAACAACTTCACCTTAGCGGGGGTGTCCGACGCTTCGGTACTCCCGGCTGAAATCGAACCCGGCGGCAGACCGATATCCACACCCTCCGGCGACCTGCTTTGCTTTGTAGTAACCTTAAAGGTACAGAAGCTCTATCAATGGCTAAATCCTAATCTATGAACATAGACGACCTATCTCAGAACAAGATGATTACCGAACCGCCAGCGAAAAAGGGTTTTCATTTCGCGGCGACCCTGGAACACAAGGCTGCTTACATCGAGGCGGAAACTATCGAGGAAGCTGAGAAGCTATATCATGCGATCAAGCTGCCGCTTACCACAGGATCGTTCGCTGGCGGCTGGACCAAGTCAGAACCCGACGTTGGTGGAACGGTCGCCCCGGCACCGGAAACCGAGCAGATATCCACACCTTCAGCTGAAGAGCCGGAAGGGCAGTAAACTAAGACTATATGGCAAAGAAGCAAGTATCATTTAATGAGATGATGAAAGTGTTGCTTAATCGCAACTTTCCGAAAAACGAAGGAGGGGCTTTGGGCGGTTTCCGTCGTATCTCTGATTTGGAGAAACGAGTGGCAAAGCTGGAAAAAATTGTGACGCCCAGCAAAATGACAAATGCTATCGCTCGTCAGGTCAATTCGCAGCTTCGATTGAAAAAGAAATCAGAATAAAGATTTATGGCATCCAAGGGCATCGGCAGACTTATACAAATCGGAATTGGTCGCGAAACTACGCGCGGCACGGCACTTTCGTCTGCCACGTTTTGGAACCCCTGGAATGATTTGACGCTCGACGAAATGAAAGAGTTTGCCACTGACGCGCAAGCGTACGGCATCATCGAGGACAACGTAAACCAGAGCAACACGAAGAAGTGGGCGCAAGGCTCCCTTCAGGGGAATGTCGCTGATACAACCATTGGTACGTTGCTCTACGCGATGTTCGGCTCCTATGCCAAGACCGGTTCCGGCCCCTACACCCACACTTTCACCGTAGGAGAAAGCGCCCAGCACGCCAGCCTTACGCTATTCAAACATGATCCCCTGGCCGGCCAGGATTACTCCTACGCCAATGGCGTCGTGGAGAAGCTTGAGATCAATATTGCGCTCAAGCAGTTCGTCCAATTTACCGCTTCGCTTCAGGCGCAGAGCGGCGTGGCGCAAAGCGCATTCACTCCCGCTACGACGACCGAAAACCGCTTCCTGCCGCAGTATCTCGCCGCATCGTTTGCCCCGACCTATCCGGGCCTGACGGGCTCACTCACGGCTACCGGCACAGCCGCTTCGACCGCCAGCGTCACGGCCTGCTCGATCAACGTCTACACCTACCTCAAAATCGGCATGGGCGTGACTGGCACGAACGTCCCGGCGAATACGACGATCATTGCCCTGGTATCTGCAACCGCCTTCACGCTCTCTCAGGCCACCACGGGCGCAGTGGGCACGATGACGTTCAGTCCGATGACCGTGGCTCTCAAGAGCGCCAAGCTGACGATCAATTCCAATGTCGAAAGCCAGGACGTGCTTGGTTCTTTGTCTCCCGCAGACTTCCTCAATAAAGAATTCAGCATCGAGGGAACGATCGAAGCAATCTTGCAAAACGAAACTGATTTCAAAACCTTCTTCATGGGCACGAATAACAGCGGCTTCCCGCAGCCGCTTGCTATCGCTCTTTCCCTTGTTGATGCAAATGCTATCGCCGGTGGTTCGACCAATCCGTCACTCACGTTCAATCTGGCGAAGTGTACGATCACGAAATATGGCGTCCCGTATAAAGTTAAAGACCTGATTTACCAAAATATCAGCTTTAAGTGCAGCTACTCAGTTTCCGACACCCTTATGGCAAACGCCGTGCTGGTGAATGGGTACAGCACGAGCTACTAGACACGCAAAAGCCGCCGGTTCACGGAAACCGGCGGCTCTGCCCATCTACTGTACCATACTTGCAGGATTTCTAGCCTATGGTACAGTATGGCCGTTAATCACTAATCACGGAATTATGATATTCTATTTAATGGGTTTTGCGCTTGTCGGCGGCCTCTGGCTTGCTGGGCTTGTTGCACTGGCCATATTCTTGTGCCTTGTCGCCCCGATCTTGTTTTTCATTATCAAAGTCGTCTTTAAAATGCTGGCGCTCATCGTCGGCAGCTTATTGGCCCTATTTCGCATCCGCATATGAACGAACGTCAAACAACCACCTTTATCACGCCGGGCGGCAATACCGTCGTCCTCAACGCCTATCTTACCGGAGACGAAGGGCGAGATTTAAAACATATTCTCATCAGAGCGCTCAATCTTAATATGAGCGATGCGGAGAACCGCAAAGTCGATATGGGGATCATTCCGGGCACCGTCCTCGCCGATCAGGAGAAGAAATTGATCGAGCTGGTAGTGGTTTCAATCAATGGGGATACCGACAATCCGGTGGCCAAACTTCTCGCACTACCCTCGACTGAATACGAGGCTGTCCTGAAAGAAGCCGAGAAGATCAAAAACCCTACGAGCCAGGAGAGTACCGCGCAGCCTGGCAGCGATACTACTCAAACGGCATAGTAGAGTACGACACTCAACTCACTGCCATCCTCTGCCGGGAAATGGGATGGACATTCGAGGAGCACCAGGCCCAACCAGTCTGGTTCATTTCCATGTGCCTGGAAATGCTCCGGGCTGAAGCACGGCACAGAAACGACCGTGTATAATTAGGAGTAATGGACAACTCCCAAGTCACGCTCGCCATTGTTCTGCAACTGGTCAACGATGCGGCTGACCAGCTTCAAGCTGCCAGTACCCAGCTTGCCGATCTCGGCGAGCAGGCCAGTGCTGCGGCTGAGGTAATGACCTCAAGCCTTACCGCCGCCGAGGATCAAATCGTTGCCTCAGCCGAGGCAAGCCTCAATCAGTGGCAAGAAACCGCCAGCGGGATCGGCTCGTCGATGGAGGCCGTAGCGCCCACCATCGACGAAATGTTCAACGGCTTGGCCGAAGCCAATGCCGGTGCTGCCGCGCAGGTGAAAGAAGCGTGGGCCACCACGTCCGCCGCGATGGAGGACGATCTCGCGGCGATGCTCGCCACAGCCGACGAGGATTTTACGAAGATGGCGGTCTCTGGCCAGGAGAGCGCCGACAAGCTGCAATCGAGCATTTCGTCGCTCGGCGGCAAGCTCATGTCGACCGGCTTCATGGCGTCGCTCGGCGGCGGCCTCATCACCGGCGGCATCGGCAGCCTGGTCGAAGACGCAAGCAACGCCGATCAGGCATTCCAGCAGCTCTCAAACACGGTTCAGAACGTCTACCAATCGGCTACCACGCCCTCGGCCGCATTCCAGCAGTCGGTCGCTTCCG